AAAATGAGAAAATTCTATTGGGCGGCAGTTCTGTTTCCAAAACTTGCAATAGAACTGTATGATGGTTTCATGTTCTAAGTATTTGCAGTTTTCACATCTAACTTTTTTCGGCATACAGCCAATCAAATCAGCTAACGTTTCCGCTTTTATGCTCATTTGTTGTTTTGCTCCCTTCGCCTTTTTCAATGCAATACAAATGGTTGAATTTTCTCATGCTGAAAAATTCCGTTATCAAATAATGCTTTCCGCATACCGCATGACCAAAGTCAACACCCTTTTCGGGATAATCCATGATTTTAAAATATTTGCATTCTTTACATAGTTTTGGCATTATTGTCCCCTTCATCCATCCGTGCGCCGCAGTTAGGGCAGTACGGCATACCAACAACATCGTCTTCATAAAGATGTGCTTTCCAGCCACAGTTAGAGCACCTTCCGCTTATTCTGTTGTAGGCATCATCAACTTCTATCCACCGCCCATGCCGTACTGGCTGTACATCTTTAAGACAAACACAATGTCTTGAATTCAAAACCATCGGACATTCAGCACAGTGGACTTTGCCATACCGCAGTTGCTTGAACACATTGCAGATCGTCTTCTGTTCTTCTGTCAGCTTCATTTCCACACTCCGTTGAACATCTCATTGCGGTCGCATACTCACAAGTATACGGGCAATCTGCCCAAGTTAATGTCCTCCCATAGTGTCTTTGAATGTACACCTTGATTTGACAGTTGCCACACCAATGCTTGAACTCAGCCATCTTTTCGTTCTCCATAACTACAAAAATCATCATCATACACATAAATAAAATGATTTGGTACTTTAGCACATAATAACCCATTAAAAGTTTCATGAGAATATACGCAATCTTTACATCTAACCACTTCGACTACATCTGCGGATGGCATGTCTTCCAGTTCATACCTCATACAGCGCATGACATTTATTTCACCTTCGGAATACCCTTTTACCAAAAGCCATCTGTCAAGTATTGCTATTGCCGCTTGTCTGCTGATTAAGTCACTCATTGGTTCTCCATTCTATGTTCTGCACTGCTCTTTGCAATGTTTCTTTAAACTCATCTGTGACAATAGCAACTATTCTGCCAATGTCTGTTAAGGCTTCTGTTACTCTCTCTGGCGGTAAATCTTCTTTCTGAAGAACTCTTGCTATCAGTTCAAGATGTTCAATGTTGTATCCGTATAGAGTCGGATGTACAGATGGCACATTTTCAATAGCATCGTACGCACTCCCTAAAGGACAAGCACCACACATTGCATATCTCTGCTTTTTTGAATACTGGCACACAATGTCGCAGGTTTTATCCAGTGCATCATTGACCGCCTGTCTGTCTATGTATTCAGCCATCTCGTTCACCACCTCATGTGTCTGCTGGCGCTTTTGGCAATTCTCGTTCTTTCTGTAATTCAGGATGTCCTAATGCTCGTTTCAAGTCATTTCCGCTTGCGTAATCGTGCAAATCGTCAAGGCTTTGATTTCTTTCTTCATCCATTAATTTCATTTCGTAATCGTAATCCTTGTATAAAATACTCATAAGCGTTCTTGTGTCGCCGTTTGTTCCGTTTAAGGTAGGTTCTTGTCACGTTCTGTGTGGTACACTTCCTTTCCGTCTACCAGTTCAATGCAATAACCGCTTCCACCCTTTTCAACAACATCGGCATCCACAAAATACTCATAATCTGGAGTGAATGAAAACACCTTGCTCATGTACACCTTATCCATGTGACCAGAAAGCAGTGGTTGATACCATTCAACGTGATCACCCCGTGCCTTGTGCCAAGCTGATATTTTCATCAGTGGCAAGTTGGGGAAATTGTGTCCGTCTACGTCTATTAAACCAATCTTCATATTTCATAAATAGTCATATACAGAATATTGATATTCATCTGGCTTCAACCCCTGTCCCCATTGTTCACTCATGGCACGGGCTATTCCCCAGAATGTTTTAGAACGGTTTTTTTGCCTGTCTTTTCCACCTTGCGTGTACCAACTCTTGCCTTTTTCGCCCTTTCTTTGACTGCAATTGTTCCATTCATCAAGCACATTTGTTGGTTTAAGCAATGGCAGCCCTTTCAGCCATAAACACGTTCTTTTGTCATAAGGGTCACCGTATTCATACGGGTGAACAATCTGTGTGTATTTTGGCAGACCAAAGCATTTAAATTGCATAGGGTTTTCCACACAGATATGGTCACATTCTGCATTCAATATCTTCATAAAGAATTCCGCAGCTTCAACCCCTTTATTGAATCTATCAATATGGAGTATGCCCCCCCCCGTATAGGTGGCGAGTGCCAACCGCAGAAAGATATGTGCATGGTGGATGTGCAATAATGAGATCCCAGCGTGTGCCAATTAAATGAGTTTTCCCGTCCTGTGTTTCAAATGTTGTGCATCCGTTCAAGACCTTGAACACATCACCTTGTATATGCCATTCTGGATGACCGCCGGAACACTCTTGCAGATCGCAAGAATAAGCATCATGTCCACGTTCACGGAAAGCAGTGCAAACCCTTTGAGATTCTTCACAGGCAACCAAGACTTTCATTCAACCCACCGCCAGACCTTCCGTTTTTCCCCCTGTCCCATCCGCAGTGCTTCTGAGTGGGACACAGGCACAAACACATCAACATGGTAACCATCCACACCAGAGCCAGTATCACGGGCAGTGAAAATGGTGTCATAACCGTCAATGATCAGCTTAGTGCCTAATGGGATCTTATGCGGATCAACAGCCACTGTTCCCCACACCAGAGGATTGCCGTACCCGTCAATAGCACCCCAGCTGCCGTTGCATTTTCTACACGGGCAATAGTATGTTATGGTACAGTTCCCAATGAACTCCATCTTATGCCCGTTAGCATCCACTTCATCCAGTGCTTCGGACAGCCTGTTAATGGGCGGTGCTTCATCAATATCAATGGCATTAATGACATATTCCCCATTCCTAATAATCTTCGGTGCGTCCGCTCTGGCACTGAATGCCCCCAAGCACACCCAGATCCCAACCAAAGCCACCAGCACATATTTCCTGTTCATTTTTTCTTTCTCCTTTTCCTGTTCTTCCGCACACAGTCCGAAACATACGCATTCATGTTGTTTTCCTTCTTGCGCTGCTTCATTACTTCATCATGTTCCGCTTTCGCCTTAATGTACCGTTCACACTTTCCGTGGCATCCAACATACCTTTCCATGCATTTACGGCACGGGCTGTTCCATAGATTCATCTTTCTTCCTTCTGCCAATTATCTGGTCTATCAGCATCGCATCCAGATCAATTTCCCTTTGGATGCCTTTCTTGTCCATTGAGAGTTCCGGCGAAGCCTTCTTATATTCTTTTTTATTTCTTATATATTCTTGATTATGTTCGACCGTTGTACTGTGCGTTGTAACGTTCGTTGTATCGACCGTTGTATCGACCGTTGTACTGCCACTTTGATATTTTGCCCAATTTACAAGGGTTATCGTTGTACCGTTCGTTGTACCGCCCGTTGTCCGTTTCGTTGTACACATTTTCTGTATTTCCAATGTATTTAGAAATCTGTGTACTTTTGCCCTTGACCATTTCCACCGCTTTGAAAGCTTAAGTTCACTGGTATATATTTCCCCCTGTTGCAGAGTGACCAACTCACTGCCAACATAAAACTGGTTGTTTGGCTTTGAGTTTGCCAACATCAGAAGGTCTATCCATGCGTGAAGCTTGTCAAACGGTTCGGCAGAATACAAAGTGTTGTCCATGATCTGGCGGTGAAGCTTAATCCATCCTTTAACCAAACTCACCACACTCCAATCTTTCTTTGAGATCCCTGTACAGGATTTCTTTGATTAGCCGTCCAGAGGTAGTTGACCGACAGAATAACAGCACCATGTTGTACCGCACCATGTAAGCGGTGACAGAGCCAATGAAAGCATTTGGGTTGAATCTGCTCTTGTACTTTCCGGCTATTAGGTTTTCAAAGCTTGCGTCCTCAACAACCAGATACACCCGTGCGTTGTTTGCCCTTGCCCGTTGGAATTCCTTGCGGAATCTCTCACGGTTTTTTGTGAAGCACTGGGCTAATTCATCCAGACTCATTTTCCGTTCAACAACGCACTTGGGTTTGATGGTGGCAGCAGTGTCATAGATCTGTTTGCCGTTGGGCAACGTTGCATTATAGGTATAGTCCCCATAATCCAGCGTTGCCCGTTCGACTTCTGCGCCCATACTGGCATATCTGTGCTTGGCTCTTTCCGTTGGCTGTTCTCTGGTATCAACAAGGATGCTGAAGGTTTTCAGTGTGTCCCGTTGTGCAAAGATGTCCATAAGCCATTAGTTGAAGGGCAGCCCCTTGTCATCCAGACCTTCTGGAATCTGCATGAAACCTTCACCCATTGCCGGAGCGGACTGCTTTTTAAGCATCTTGTCCTTGGGAATGGTGAACTTTCCGCTGCGGATCTTGTCAACAGAAACGAACTTGGCAAAGTTGGTTGCCGTGCCAATGCTTCCGTCCTGTTTTTCATACTCACGTTCATTGACCAAACCGCCGACAGTCAGCCCCTTCAGCTTGGTTTCATTCCAGTCCCAGTGGAATCCGCTGTTGGAATCCTCAAGGGCATAAATGGCATTTTCAAAGGCTGACTTAGTCCAGTTGTCACGTTCAGATCCGTCATTGACGGGGATGTTGATAAAGAAATAGCATCCCCAACGCTTGTCCTCACTGGGGTTGGCTCTGTATGCCTGTTCAAAGAACTTGGCATAATCACCTTCAATGATGTCACAGCCAAGCTTGATGTACTGCCTATTGTCTTCCCAGAATCCCGTTTCTACGTTGAGAATCTTGAAGATATAGCCACCCTTGGGAAGCCTTTCAAAGTCTGCTGTCTTATGTGTGCCGTAATCGTTCCATTTCTGAATCATTCTGCTTTATCCTCACTTTCATTTTTGATTCCGTAGTAGTCTCTAATAGCCACATCCACCGCCTTGAGATCATTGGGAATGAATGCGGTTGAAAACATATCCATTGGACTTTTCACGGTGTCCTGTCCGCTGTTCTGGGTGGCAAAGAAGTATTCCCCGTCCTTGACTACCGTCTTGAGGACAATGGCAAATTTGCCTTCCAGAGTTACATAGTTATCAAGCATCTTTCCGATTGTCTTAAAGTGTTCCCGTCCGTCATCCGCTTGGTCTGAATGCCCAAGGAAGTAAACAATCTTGTCTTCCGGCAGTTCTGCTGCCACATCAATGAGATTGTTGAAGTTGTATGCCATGTCCGTGTACTTCTGGTAGCCAGTCACCTTGGCATTCCTCATGAATTCATTGACCATCAAATAGGTGGCATCATCAATCACGATGCTTGGTGTGGTGATCTTGGGCAGCCCCATGATTATCTGGGTGTAGCTGTCCGTGTTGGCTGTGGGAAGCTTCTTGCGGAAGGGCAACGGCTTGCCAGATACATTGATAACGGAAACTTCATCTGGTTCAAAGTTCCGAAGGCTTGTGCTTTTGCCCGTGCCGCTTTGACCGTAGATCATGCAAAGGATAGCCATATCTTCACCCCCTTACCTAATCCGCAGACTTTCGGTCTGTTCCAGATGTGCGATGCCTTCCAGATCCACACCGTTTTTCAAGTCTTCCTTCAACTTGGTCTTGTCCACCTTCGGTTCTTGCTGAATGAGGTACTGCGCCGGAAGGTTTGCTTCTTCGGTGTCGATAACAACGGCAGCTGGATTCTTCTGGATGTTGAAGCTGAAAAACTCTGTCTTGAACTTGGTCTTGCCAGTAACTTCCATCATGGACTGCAAGCGGTTCTTGAGCCACTCAGAACGGTTTTCAAGGCTTTTTCTGCGGTTGTGCAGCCGTTCTTCCTCTGCCTTGATTCCCGTGGCATCTGAAGCCATCTGGCGCAGTACACGGGCATATCCGTCTGCCTTGATTTCAATCTCACCGCCAATAGCTTCCAGAGTGTCTGCTATAAGCTGTTCATCTGCGTCTGGATCTTCAAGCATTTCCAGAAGCTGAAGGTACTCACTTGTTAATTCATAAAGCGTCATGGTATAATCTCCTTGTCTTATAAGATGTGGATTTTTGTGAATTAGTCAGCATTGGTGGTGCTGGCTTTTTCACTTTCTGCTTCCGCAATCACATCCAGAAAGCCCATAATCAAGCACACTTCCCTGTCACTGCCGGAGAAATAAGCGTGTGTCCTGTCAAGCATGATGTCATGGAGTGCATTGACCCTTCCAATGATCTCCCACACAGCCTGTTCATCTGTTTCTGGGCAATACTGACCTTTGTTGTTATTCATCATCTTTTTGTTTCCTTTCTAACATTCTTATTTTTGATTCCATGCATTCCCGTTCATACTGTTCCTTTGGCTTGTAGAACGGACATTGTTTGCGGTAGCGTGTGTCACTGAGGATTCTGCACCCACCGCCGTCTGGTTCATAAGCAAAGCAGTCTTTCATCAACTGATTGCATGAAACATACCTAAAAAATGACACTGTTGCCCCTTTCCTATTTGTTTGCTAATTCCTTCAAGCGCATGGCTTTGTAAAATGGCATCCTGTACAGCGTCCCTTCACTGGCTTTGTGCGCCAAAGCTGATTCAGAATAACCAATAAGTTTGGCAAGCTGTGCATCCGTGTAGCCGTGTGCCTTCTTTGCATCCGTGCGCCAATGCTCAAGCTGCCTGTTCAGTTCTGAGATTTTCACACGTTCCACCAGACCAGAAAACCACCGCCGATGCATGAAGCCAGACCAGCCACCAGCATCCGTGTGATGTCTGCCAAGGGTTGACCAAGGTCTGTGTTTTCAGCTGCACCAAGGCACAGGACACAGCCAAGCAGAACGAATGCAAAGCCGATACCGTGGAATGTTGTGTTAAGCTTTTTTTTCATTTTTCCTTACCCCGTAAAACTGCCCCTTTCTGGGCGCATAAACCGTGATGTGTACCGCAGACAGTGGAATCCTTGCCAAGATGCTTCCGTCTGGGTTTTCCACCAGAATCTTGACGCACGGTGTACGATTCTCAACCATTCTGCGTATCCTGTTCACAAACTTTTTCTGGCTGAACGTGCAAAGGGCGGTGTCTTCGTTTTCAATCCACTCAATGACGTTTTCTTTTACTCTGTCCATGTCTCCCCCTTTGGTAGAACGTCATTCTACCGTACTGGCAAAAAAAATACTTTCCTTCTCACGCAGAGAAGTGATCCCCAGCAAGTCACAAAGCTTTGAAACTTCGCTTATCTTGAATTCATTCTGGTTGTCAATCTTCAGTGCCAGACCGTATGGAGACAAACCAAGCTGTTCTGCCAAAAAGTTGTACTTGATGCCTTTAGCGTTGATTTTCTCACGCAGTACATTGCTGTTTACCATTTATACACCCCCTTTCCCCAAGATGTAGAATTAAATTCTACAAGATATACTAACACACAGTAGAATAAGAATCAACTATTATTTTGGCTTAAATCAATTTTTGTTGAATTATATTCTATTCAATGCTATGATGGTTGGACAATGAGGTGATACCATGACTACAGGAGAACGCATAAAAGCCAAAAGACTTGAACTGGATCTGACGCAAGAGGAACTTGCCACACGGATGGGATACAAGCATAAGTCATCCATCCAGAAGATTGAATGCGGTGAAGCTGACATTGTACTTAGCAAGGTGGTTGAGTTTGCCCACGCACTGAACACCACCGTGGCATACCTTATGGGATGGGAAGAGGAAGAAAAGCTGCGCCGGATAGAAGAGGACACAGCTTTCGTTGATCTCAAGAACGTGTGGATTCAGATGGACGCAGACCAGAGACACACGCTCGTTTCTCTTGCCCATGCTCTGCTGAATACAGGCGGTCAGCATAAAGGCTGAGCAACAAAAGGGAATGCATATCCAAGCACTTAGCCTGTTCAATGATTACGGCAATCATATTTTCTTTTTTCATTGCTTCACCCCCTTCTGGATACATTGTACCAACCATCAAGGGAAAATTAACGGACATGAAAACCAAGAACGTCACTTATAAGTTCAACTATTACGATGCGGAAGGCAAAAGACGGGGAAAGACCTTTTCTGCGCCCACCAGAGCCAAGGCAAGGCGGCTTGCGGAAGAATGGCAAGATGAATACCTTAACGGTACACAAGCCGTGTCTATGACCGTTCTGGGGGCTTTGAACGCATACATTGAAAGCAAAGCACCCGTCCTGTCACCTTCCAGCGTCCGCAGTTACAAGGCACTGGTTAAGCATAGGTTTACGGATGCACCCATTGGCGGTGTGGAAATAAGCCGTCTGACGCTTTCAGACGTACAGGAATACGTCAATTCAGAACAGCTTGATAACTTATCCCCCAAGACAATCAAAGACCATTATTGCCTTTTACGGGCGGCTGTGGAAGCACAGAAAAAGTATAACTGGTTTGACAACGTTGCCTTGCCCCAGCTGGTCAAGTACCAAGCACACGTTCCCACGGATGCGGAGATCAAGACATTGATTGACTACACCAGAGGACAGGCAGACCCCACCCTGTACCGTGCAATCCTTCTGACGGCATTTGCGCCCCTTCGCAGATCTGAAGTGTGCTGCATCATGGATACCGACATATCCGGCAACAAGGTCACCATCAACAAGGCAATGGTCAAGGATGATTCTGAAGCATGGGTCATCAAGACCACTAAGACGGTGGAAAGCACCAGAACAATCATTTACCCCCAGTTTGTCATTGATGAAATCAAGGATATCAAGGGCAGAATCATTAACTGCAACCCAGACGCACTGGCAAGGCGGTTTGAACGTGCCTTGAAGTTTGCCAAGCTTCCGCACATGAGGTTTCATGACTTGCGTGTCTATGGGGCTTCCATCATCCATTCCCTTGGGATCTCAAACGTCTATCTGCGCCAGCGTGGTGGATGGTCAACGGACAGTGTCATGCAGCGTGTGTACATCCACGCAATGGAAGATATAAACAGGGTTGAAACGGAAAAGATTAACAATCACTTTTCTCAATTTGAAGCAAAAAAGTGAAGCAAAAGTGCGTATAAACCTTATATAGCGTAATAGTTGAAAAGTTCAAGTCTCGTTAACTCCATTTTTTTTATTATCACGCAACCATGCGGTTTTCCGCTTAAAATAAGGCTTTTCAGCGTTTTGTGGAAAATCTGATTCTGCTGAAAATTGCAGAATTATGCACGTTTTTGCAGTAAAAGTGAAGCAAAAGTGAAGCAAAAAAAGAAGGGGCTGTTGCCCCATCTGGTTTACAATTCCTCTTTTGCCTTGTCATAGGCTATTGCCTTTTCCAAAAGATCCGGCAACCACTCTGGCGGCTGCCTTTTTCCGTACTCCCAACCTTCAAGCGTTCTGATCGGAATATTGTACTTTCTTCCGAACGCTGCACGGCTCAAGCCCGTCATGTTTCTCAGTTCTTCTATCCGTGTCATTGCTCTCCCCCTTAGTATGCGTTGCCTTCTGAAGTGTTGAAGTATTTGCAGTTGCCGTTGTTGTAAGTGACGCTGGATACCCATGCACTGTAGGGGTGGCACCCTTCCTTTGCCGGAATAGCTTCAAACACCGCTTTGTCATAGGCTTCAGCCTTGGAACTTGCCAGAACATCAATGCCCTTTTCCATGCCCATCTGGTATTCTCTGTACTTTACATAGTATGCATGATTGCGCTTCATTAGTTTATCCCCCCTTTGTTGGTAACTGTCACATCAATGGTGATTCTGTCTTTAATCTGTAACATTGCCTTATCCCTTTCTATGCCTGTTAATGTTGCGCCCCGTCTTGCCGTTAGGTCAGCCAATGTTTTAGATTACTACAAACTCACCATACTGCCCGTTCTGATACTGCCCGAACCTTGCAATATCCTGTGTTTCATCAAAGTGGATGACCACATTGGTGTAGTCAGATCCTTCACGCTTCACATATTCCTTGCCGTCCCACTCTTTGTGGAAACCACGGACAACTTCCAGAACTGTGCCACTGTAGCCGTGAGAGGAAACCCTATCCCCAACCTTCACGTTCAGTTCCTTTGCTGCTAAAAACTTGTTGTACATTTTGAACCCCTTTCTTGTAATAGATAACCCAACTGTCAAGTATAATGTACCACTCATTGAGTGGCAAATCAATAGGCAAACCACACATTGAATGTATTTTCTTTGTATTTCCAGACAATAAAAAAAGGCTACAGCGGTAAGACTGTAGCCAGTGATAAAAGCAGCGCACGGTACAAGAAAAAAAGTTTTGGGGAGAATTAAACAGTGAACAGATGTGCGTTGCCAGTATCCATATTAAGTTTTTTCAACATTCCAAGGGTGCTGATAGCCTTTGTCATCAGATGTACACAAAGCACCCTGTAGCTTGCCAAGAGGTTGGAACAGGCAAAGGTTATCACCCACCCATTGCATACCCGTGAGCATCTGCCCCTTGGAGTTGAAGAAGTACCAGTGGAAGAAGTCACCGCTGGATTCCTTGATTAACTCCCAGCCGTGCTTGTTTTCGCCTTTCTGGTTTTGGTAGTACCAGATACCGTTGACTTCCACCCACCGCCAAACATCCGGCTCTGACGGGATCAAAGACCAGTCTGGACGGCAACACCATTCCCAGCTGCCACCAGTATGTTTGGCAACGCATCCCCCATTCCATGCGGTGCTGTCGGTTGCACTGGTATTGCCTTCAATAGAAATTATTTTGCCGTCTGAAGTTCTACCAATACACAGCCCGACATGACCGCCACCAGATCTGGAACGGAAAACGATGTCCCCAGCTTGTGCGGTATTCAGTGGAACTTGTCTTCCGGCTTTGACCATAGCATTTTTGACATCCATTGTGGACGCACTGGTGAGCATACCGCAGAGCAGTTTGTTTGCCAAATCAGTGCCTTCAACCGTCCAGATCAACCAGTTCAAAAAAGTTTGACACCACGGCTGCCCGTTTGGATGCCCAAGCCCAGCGGTGCGAAGTTCCCAGCTATACTTAGTGTAGTTATCCGCTCCGGCAAACTGCGTCTTCGGATAAAGGCAGTCAGAACCGTACAGTGAATAGTCCGCTTTGGATTTCTCAAGGTATCCAATCTCATCTTGAGCCAATTTGATGATTTTGTCTTTCATTACTCTGCGCTTTCAGTATGGTTGAAGGACTCAAGTCCCTGTGTCTGCCCTGTTTCGTTGAGCAGAACAACACTGTGGACAGGAACATCGGACACAGCCGCTACCGCACACTTGGTGTAAAACGTAGACCTTGCTTCATTGAGCGTGTCGGCGGTGTTGATTGGCGGTGTTGCGATAGAGCCATCTGCGAACTTCTGAATTTCAATAATAAGATATTTAGCCATGATGTTCTCCTTTATGATGAGTACATTACCCAATAGGTATACTCTATATTTGCGGCAAAGCCGTAGGAAGTGCTTGCGATAAACACGCTCATGTGCGTACTGTCCGAAAATTTGACAACAGTGCTTGTTGTTGCGGCCCCTGTCGAATAAACCATCGCATTTGTGCTAACTCCACCACTATAAACTTCTGCATTCGTAGAGTTGCTTTTATAGTATCGATAGGTGTAGCAATGATTTTTTGTAATATCGTTTGAATAATTCGGGATAGATGTTATTTCTTTTTTGACTCCGCTTATCCACGCGATTGCGTATCGTTGAACTAAATTGTAAAATGTGCCTGTTAATGGATTATACGGCCCTTCGGAAACATAAACGTGAAACGCCACAGGATACCCGCTTCCACTATAATTCAGCGTCACATCCATAGCCGCACCCGTGGTCGTACCCGTAAACGTGCCTGTGACTAGGTTGGATGCTCCACCGCCACCCGAAGCAGTGCCTGTCTGCTGTGTACCCGTGGAATCAAAGAAAATCTTACCTTGCGCCACATCTGATGCACTCGCCGTGGTCGGTGAGGTATCCGTGAAAGTAGCGTTACCACCGCCGCCCGTTTTCGGCACGAGGATAGATGGAACAGACGGATACTGATTTCCAGCTATCGTTACATTCTGAGCCATACTGCTCCCCCTTTACGAAATGGTGAGGACTTTGGTCGTGGAATCCTGTGAGATCACTGGAGTGGACAAAGAACCAGTCACAGATGCCACACTATCATCATCTGCCGCACAGCCAACCTTGACGGTAACACCATCCGCAATGTACTGGGCAAGAAGGTTTGTTGTGGTGACAGCTGCAAAGGTCTGCGCCCCAGTAAGGAACTGTCCGGCAGTGACGGTCTGGGCAGAAGTGGACGGGTTATAAGTTGCCGCCGCTTTCACGGTAAGCTGTTCGGTATCAGATCCAGATACAGACACAGTTCCGCTTGTACCGCTTGAGACATATCCGGCAGAAACAGTGGGTGTGACACTCTGGGATGCGCTGACGGTTGCGGTAATCAAACCAGTAGAACTGTTGACGGAAATGCTTGGGTTTGCCGTGATGCTTGTGGCTGGTGTGGTTGCAGAACCGCTTGCCACAGATTTGGACGCATTAGATGCATAATAGCCAGCTGGGGCAGTAACGGTTGCGCCGGATACAGATAAATCAGTACTTGTCTTGGTAGCAATCGCACCAGTGACAAGAGTGCCGCCGCTATAGGCAGTGACACCAGCAAGCATTTCATCACCGCTGGAAAGGGTAGCGTCATCAGTATCAAGGAAAGAAGCAGTTCCACCGCCCACAACGGGAATTTGCACCTCTGGAACGTTGCTATACTGTACACCATTAATGATAACATTGGGATGTGCCATGTTTTAAACCTCACGAAACTGTTAAAAAAGAGCCGTTCCAAGTAATCAGACCATAGTTGCTTGGAATCGGCTCAACTGTAATGTCCGTAAGCACGGACTTTTGTTCTGTGTGTAAGATCTGCGTTTCTTGTGTTGGTGTTATGACCGTTTCACCAGTATAAACAGGATAACGTTCAGCCAGTGCGGTGAATATCCCAGCTTCCGCAGACCCTTTTATCAGCAGATTGGCACTGCCGTCAAGGACTACCGTACTGTACATTAAATCACCTCATCTTTGTAATTGATGTCAATCAACACCGTGGTTTTATCAGATGCGCCCCTTGTGCCGTCATCCAACAGCCAGTTGAGCATCATGGACACTCTTGAATTGAGTGACAACGTTTCCTGTTGGGTAAGCGTCCACGCAAGGAAGTCTTCACCCACCGTTGCGGTTGTCAGATCCTTTTCAAGCGCAACCCTGTCATTTGACTTGATGGTAAGGTATGCTTCAACAATCTTGGTGACATCCACTTCCTTGAAGACATACTGGATGGTTGGGGTTGTACCGTTAATTATTGCTGCCATTGTTGACCCCCTTGTAAAACTGATCGGAAGACAGCTTCAAGACTGCGCCAAGGAAGGCATCCAAAGCTGCCAGAGTGCCAACTATCTGTTCCCCGTAAGGAAGACCCCAGATGCCGGACAAGGCAAAATAAAGTGTGCCAAGTGCCGGAAGTACGATCTGTGCGATATATTTAAGAATGTCATACGTTCTGTTTGTCATTTTCATTTGACTCCAACCCCCTTTATAGGCAGACTTTTCACCCTGTTCATAAGTTCATCCAGATAGCCGTTGCCATTGAGTGCATCATGGTAGCAGAGATGCATGGAAACAAGGTCTTCCAGTTCATCTTCGTAAATCCAACCCTGTTCAATGTATCTGGCGCATAGGAAACGCAGCCTGTCCTTCAAAACAAGCCTAATCCCGTGAGTAACACCGCTTTTGGCTTCAGCCCTTTTATCAAGATAAGTGAAAATGCGGTTAATGACCGTGGACAAAAGACCAGAACCAATAACCGCCACAATGATCTGTGTTGCATCCATTTTTTTATGCCATCATGCCAAGCTGTCAAAAACTACCGTTCTGTACATTGCCGTCTTGCAGACAACAGAATCCACAAGGTACTGAAGCTGAACCATGCCGTACCCAGCTGCGGAAGTGTCGGTTGAATCAACTTCCCAGATTGCGATATTGTCAAGCTGGTCAGTGTGGGCAACCGTGTAAGCCTGTGAAGAACCGTCCTTCTTGAACTTGATGGTGAACGTGCCAGCACCGAAGGTTTCCACGCATTCGGAAAGGTCAAACGTCACGCAACGTGCTTGGTTTTCACCCTTGTAGCCAATCTGCATGGGGATGATGTCACACGGTGCGGTAACTGGTGAGATGGGTGCGTAATCTGTCGCATTGATGATAAACATGGTTTATTTTTCCTTCCTCAACTGTTCAATGTAGATTTCCACATACGTCCTGTACGCTGCCGGAACATCCTCTAAGCTGAATACACCCTGTATGATTTTGATGGCATACAGTTTTGCAATATTCTTGGAAACTGCCATTATTCAACACCCCCTATAATGTCAAGGACGGCAAGTGATACCGCATCAAGTTCTTCGTGGATCGCAGCGTTTTCAAGCTTCAATGCCGCAATCTGGTCAGCTTCCGTTGGAATCGGCTCAATGACTACCATAGTGCCGTCAATGTCCTGTTTGAAATAGCCGTCTTGGTAAATATCACCGATATGAACGGGATACTGCGTTGCGTCCACCGCAAAAGCGGAATCCCCATAACTGCTTTTTGCGGCTGCGTCACAGGCTGAATATTCACCAACCGCCAAGTTTGCAACCACACCGTTATAAATCAAAGCAAAAACTAAATGTGCCATATATCCCCCTTATGCTACGCATTTAACAAGGATGATGCCGGAACCGCCCTTGCCGCCGACATAGGACGAATTACCGCCAGCACCACCACCGCCACCGCCAGTATTTGCAGTGCCAGCCGTGCCGTTGCCAGAAGAACCGCCTTTGCCGCCGCCGCCGCTGCCGCCAGATCCACCGCTTGAATCTTTATATGCACCACCACCGCCACCGCCAGCGTAGAGTGTGCCGGAACCAGACCCCCAAGCCCTTGTGGTTGTTCCCTGTCCAGTGCCACCGTCCGAACGACTGCTGCTTCCACCGTTGCCACCGTCAGAACCGCCGCTTCCGGCATTGTTATAGCCACCGTCATGACCGCCACCGCCAGAACCACCGTTGCCGCCATGCATCCACGATCCTGTGCTATAACCGCCAGCACCGCCACTTGCTGAAGCGTATGAACCAAAAGAGGTAGTGCCGCCAGTGCCACCACCGACACGAAGACCAGACGCACCGTTACCGCCACCGCCGATTGTACAAGTGATTGACTGTGAAGGTGTAACGTTGATATTGCCGGACGTTCTGGTGTATCCACCACCACCACCGCCGCCACCATAGGCTGGGCTGCCGCAGTTGGAACTTCCACCACCGCCACCGCCTACAAGGAAGGCTTGCACTGTTCTCCAGCCTGTCGGTACACTCCAGTTTTGCGTGGAAGTGATAGTGACCACTGTGCCAACAAAATTGGTTGCCGCCGCTGATCCAGTGCGTGACTGGGATGCCCAGTAAGTAGTACCGCTTATGGTTATGTATGAAAAGATGGCAAAAGAATACGTTGTGCCGTTGGTCAGCGAACCAGTGTTGTAGCCATTCACGCTTGTTGTTGTCAAGGCTATGGAATTGCCAGCACCCGTTGCAAGGTTTGTGCCGGAACTGCGGTTTGCTGGGGCGGTAGAACCGCTTGCATAGCGGACATTGCACCCCGTCCAATCTGCTGACGGTCTTGACCAGTACGCAGTAAGGACATTACTGCTATACTTGCCGACACTCAAGGATGCCGGAATGTTCAGCTTCACACACTGCTTGGTATAGGTTGTGCCATTTGCCACAGAGAAGTTTCCGCTGTTCCCTTCCGCAGCCTGTGAAGCCGTGCTGTTGGTAGAAATGGAATAAGTGCCGGAATGCTTGACAGATACCGAAGCAACACCGCTGGCAGAGTTTGCAACAGCAGTGTATTTGATGGAACTGTTGCCCGTATTGGTCAGCGTGATGGTCTTGGATGGGTTGGCATTCACGTTGACGGTTGACAACCATCTGCACGTTACAGACCAAGAACCACCATTGGTGTTGACATTAACGGAAGATGTTGACCCGTCTGTACTTGAAATACTGTAAGTACCGTTTTTAAGCACCGTGAACGAAGCAATACCGCCGCTTGGCACAACCTTGGTTTCCGTTGCGCCAGTTATGGAGACAGTCACACTTTCACCAGCGTTTGCCGTTACATTGACGGTTGCAGACCATTTGCAAGTGACCGTGTAAGCAACAGAACTGAGCGAAACCGAAACGGAAGCGGTTGACCCGTCAGAACTGGTGATGGTATATGTGCCACGCTTGCGGATCTCAAAAGTGATAAGCCCAGTGCCAGCATCAGCCGTTCCAGTATACGTTGCCCTTGTGCCTGTGGCAGTAATGGTAGTAGATGGATTTGCTTGGACAGTTAAGGACGCTTTAAAAGCCCCCCTTCTGCGTGGAAAAAATCCAGTCATGTTAAATCCCCTTCAGCTTTATCTTCACCGTCTTGGTAGGCTTGTCCACATAGCAGTAAAGCGTAATGCCTGTGGATGTGGTAGTGACTTCATCAATACAGTTGAACGAATCCTTGTAGTCTGCCCTGTCACCAGCTGCCACATCACCCCAGCCGTCAATATCCCAGATCGGATAAGCGGAAGCGGTGGTGGTGTCAAGCGTGATGCTCTGGGTGTACGGTGCAGAAGAAGACCAGTTTGCAACTGGAACTGTGACACCCGTCACCCATTCGTTATACACCGCAGTATTCGGCTGCCATGATGTAATGCCGGAAGTACCAAGGATAAACTTTGCAAAGGACATCTGGTAAATTGTTCCGCTGTTGTCCAGATCCTGTTGTGTTGGTGTAGGATAAGCGGATGAATTTGTCAGAATGATGAAACTGCCCTGTGTGAAGCTTAACTGGGAAGCGGTCTGTGATAAATCTATCTGATAGACAAGATTGCAGTAAATCGTTCCGCTGCTGACTTCGGGAAGTTCCACGGTTGTAGAGCCGGACAGCTTGGTCAGATGCCCACGGGCTGAAAAGATGCCAGCGGTGAAAGTGATGTCTGAATTGGTGTAGGACATTGTGCAGCCAGTAATGATGCCGTCACGCTTGCCCCCATACATCCAATATACCTTTGCCATATCTTCTGCGGTTATGTTTTGCAGATCGTAAACAATTCCTTCAATCATACTTTGCCCCTTAATTTGCTGGTTAAAGTTACTTTAAGTTTCCCAAGTGTTACTTTCCTAACACCAGTGCCGGATTCTTTTTCAATAGCGGTGATTATGGAAGTTTTCACACCCTGTTTGGTTTCTATCTGGCATTTTCTGCCCGTGTAATAATCATCCGGCAGATACAAGCGTGAGTTTTCACGCAGATAAAAGGTTATCTTGTGTTCATAGCTGTTGCTCTGGAACTCATGCTGGACATCATCAAGCATGGCAGCTTGGCTGTCCGCTTCGATATAGACAGACTTAAAAGTCCCGTCCACCCTGTGTATATTAGTACCGTCTTCCGTGATGCTTCTGTCATCCAGAAGGTAGAACGTGCGGAAGGTGGTGGTGTTGTTTGAGGTGTTCAGCCACTTCACTGCCAGTTTTGCCAGAACATCCACACTATAGGTTTCTTCTGTATCAAGGATGTCAGACACATCCGTGTCAATAGGAACGGCAGTTGAACTGTCCTTGTAGATGTTCACGGTGAGTACTGCGCCAGTCTGGATGGCTGGGTCTGTATCTGTCAGCACGAAGTCAACAAAGATGCCGTACCGTTCCTTGACGTTGCCCAGAAAGGTCTTTAAGTTGAAAACACCGTCCTCAACGTTCACAACGCTTGAAAGGGCAGCAACCATTGGTGTGTTTGTCACAGCCACTGGGTTGATGTATGGTCTATCAAAGATCGTGTCCCCAGCGTTCACCCAGTTTTCATCAATCCTGTCCGCAACCCACTGTTCTATACTGGTGGCAAGGGTTGCTTCGCCTACAGAATCCGTGAAGATGAATCTGTCAAACAGGCATTCCTTCTGGCGCATTGTAAGCACAAAGTTTTGCGTCTGGTCATTGGTCTTGGTATCATAGGCAATACCGAAGAAGACCATGTTATTGTTGTCATCCTTGCAGTACACAAGGTCATCATCCATGATGTTTGCCAACCGTGGTATAACGATCTGGGATTTATCAGAATACTCAAGGTCATCCGCAAAAAGATAGTCCTTGAAGTAAAAGAAATCCTTGATTTTTAAATCGGTTTTTGAAAGAACATATGCTATCATACGGCAATGTACTGCTTATAGATCACAAAGGTGCATGAAGTTATCTGGCTGTCCGCTTCCAAGCGCAGCTGGTATGTGCCTACAGGAATCTTGAAGATGTTGGAGTTAGTGATATCCAGTGCCGTTGCCAGATCCGTTTGCGTACCATTATGGTTATCAACATAAAGATACACATCACCATCTTTGGAAGAATATTCAAGCGTAGATCCGGCTGCAATTTCCTCTGTAACATCAAGCCGTGCCACCTCACTCCCGTTTTGCAGAAGAATGATTGAAGGATTGGAAATAGCCCCTTCAATGGATGCCTTGAACGGTGCTGGCACATGACCGTCATTCAAGATGGTCACCGTGCCGTTGGTGTAGTTCATCCAGATATTCGGAAGGGTGAAGGTAAACCGCAGACCAGTGCCTATGACTGGCTCAAGCTTGATGACTTGGTTGCTGGGCAAATACCACAGGGTCTTGGGTGTCATTTCAATTTCGCATTCCAGAAACCCACTGCTGCCAATCTCACTTTTCTTGTAGCGGTTAATGTCTACATCCTTGTAGTATGTACCCACATCCGTCTGGTAGGAAAGCGTGATACTCTTGGATGTCATCACGAATTCAACAAACTCATGCGCCCTTTGGTACGGGCTGTCAGAGCCAAACACCACAGTGCCGGAAATGGTGGTCTGGTCAATGGTATCATCTGACTTGAGCCACTCACTTCCAAACAGGGTGTATTTGCCCTTGATGTTGTAGCCAAGCCCAGACGGATTCATAAGGAATCCCGTGCGGACATCATCAAGCGCATAAGTTTGCCCGTATTCATTGATTAAAGTAAATCTTCTTATCATAGTAAGAACCCAAGTTCCTCATTCACTGCGGAAGCTATTGTTCTGCCGTTTAAGATCGTGTTGTTCGTAAGGTATATGGTGGCTGGACGTTCAATGCTCACTGCCATCTGTTCAGCAAGGCTTTGCATCTGGTCAGTTACAAGGTACATATTGTCCTTGATGCCCTGTGCATACAACTTCATCATGTCTGGCGCAAAGGTGTGGAAGTCTTTCAACGCACCCTTGTCTGGCTCTGAGAAACCGATAAAGTCAGCAATGTCTTCACCAATGCCTTTGATGAATTCAATACCGCCGCTTACACCGCCTTTTAAGCCTTCCCAACCATCTCTGATACCGTCAACGAAGCTGCTTATGAGGTCACTGCCCCATTGCAAAGCCTGTTCCGGCAAACTCTTGATATAGTCAACGGCTTCGCCAAAGGTTTCAATGATGGTGTCTTTTACTTCACCTATCTTTTCGGAAATGCCCTTTGCCAAATCCTCAATGGTGGTCTTTATGGTTTCCCAGATTTCGGAAACCTTATCACTGATCCACTTCCAAGCCGTTTCCCAAACGCTTTGTATGATTTCCATCACAGTGGTGATGGTGGTATTGACAGCTTCAATGGCAAGGCTTACAAGTTGCTTGATACCTTCCCAGATATCATCAGCAAGCTTCTTGATGCCTTCCCATGCCTTTGACCAGTCACCCTTGATGATAGCCATGACAATGTCAAGGATATCTTTTACCAAGGTAATTGCCGTCTGGATCGTTTCATAAATCAAGTTCCAGATGGTCTGGGCAATCAAAAGGATGTCATCCCCCCATTTCTGCCAGATTGCCTGTACAACAGAAATGAAAAGTTCAATTGCCGCTTGAACGATTTCAAGCACCTTGGTGATAATTTCCTTTATCTGCTCCCAGATCTTGTTGACCTTGTTTCTAAAGTCCTCATTATGCTTGTAGAGCAGCACCAAGGCAGCTATG